AGCCGATTATATAGTTGCTAGAGACTCAAGTGGTGATATATTCGTATCAAATGTAAACGCAATAAACATTCGCGGTGATGGTTCCGGAATAACGAATTCCAATGCGAGTAACATAAGTCTAGGAACTTTAGCAGTTGCTAGAGGTGGGACTGGTACTACTACAAGTACAGGTTCGGGAAGTGTTGTTTTAAACACAAGTCCAACTTTTTCCGGAACCGTACAAGGTGGTACGTTTAGTGGTTCTGGGTCGGGATTAACAAGTTTAAATGCAGGTAACATTTCAACCGGAACTTTACCAGTTGCTAGAGGTGGGACGGGTGCAACGACACTCAATAACCTAATACAAATGGGAACACACACGACTGGTAACTACGTTGCAACTATTACTGGTGGTAATGGTATAGAAAGCACGGGTGCAACTTCCGGTGAAAGTATAACACATACCCTTTCTGTTGATACAAAAGCAAATGGCGGTTTAGTTATACAAAATAATCAACTTGCAGTCGATCTAAGTGCATCTGCAATAACGGGTACTTTAGCAGTAAGTGATGGTGGGACAAATATTACTAGCTACGCTAAGGGTGATATACTAATAGCATCCGCTACCAATACTTTATCTAATCTCAGTTTAGGTACAAGTGGATATGTTTTAACATCTAATTCTACATCTGGTTTACCAGAATGGAGATCTGCTAGTGATATAGGCACCACCGTCGCAACTCTTAATACAGGTAATTATCTAACAGGTGGACCTTATAATGGTTCTAGTACTATTACATTTAATGTAGAAGGTACTACGACAAATACACCGAGTAATTTGGTGGCGAGAGACTCAAGTGGTGATATATATGTTCAACGAGTAATTGTAGGAACCGGTTCTACCGGTACATTATCATCTTCTGCATGGTCGGGTTCGGCGGCTAAACTGACCACTCCAAGAACAATTGGGGGTGTTTCATTTGATGGTTCGACAAACATAAACTTACCGGGTGTGAATACAACTGGTAATCAAAATACAACTGGTTCAGCGGCTAAACTGACCACTCCAAGAACAATTGGAGGCGTTTCATTTGATGGTTCGGCAGATATAAACTTACCGGGTGTGAATACAATTGGTAACCAAAATACAACCGGTTCGGCGGCTAAAATATCAGTGACAAATTCAACATCGTCTTCACAACTTCCACTCCCTTTCATGAGTGCAGCCAATGGTGATGTTACATTACATTCAGATTCAGGTGCTTTACAGTACCAAGCAAGTACGGGAACTTTATCATCGACACAATTTAATGGTTCGGGAACAAGTTTGACAGGTCTAAACGCAACTAACATTAACAATGGTACATTATCCAACGCATATGGCGGTACAGGATTTACATCGTATAATCAAGGTGATTTACTCGTTGGTACGGGTTCGGGTTCTAAACTCAAGAAATTATCTAAAGGTGATGCAAATTACGTATTAACCGTAAACAGCTTAGGAAATGATATAGAGTGGGCAGCGGCTTATAGTAGTATTTGGACACAGTCAGATAACGATATATACTATGATGGTGGTAATGTGGGTATTGCAAATACGGCGCCTATACATACACTCGATGTAGGCTCAAATGTCGCTATTATAGATGATGGTATAGATAAACTTGTTATAAGGGGTAACGTGTATTCAACTAATGATATAATTGCATCTTCATTCGAGGGTAATGGTTCTAAACTAACGGGTGTGATAGCATCATCTATTACAACTGAAGCGTCGCGTACGATATCTATTTCAACTGTTAATGTATTAGGTGCGGAGTGGCGCAGAACATAAATATATATACTTAAAATAGAAATATGTCCGGTTCAAGTTCATCTAGTAATCTTAATAATACAGGACCAACGGACTCGGAATATATCACCGACAGGAACGACAGTCATGCATTAAGATATTGGGTACCTACATCTTCTAAATTATCAAGGGGTGTAAAGGGTATAATTCAAAGAGTTTTTACAGGGGAACCTTTAAATAATTTATGTAATGTATATATTTATAACGAAACGTCTAAATCGTGGTTTCATGAATATACAATTACAGGTAGTTCAGGTGAAGATTTTGGCAGATCACTCGATGGAACAGATAACGCAGATATGGTAGCTATAGGCGCACCCGGGACATGGTTTGGCTCTGTAAGTAACATAACAGGTTATGCTCGTGTATTTACGAAAGATAGTTCAGGGAATGGATGGACACAAAGAGGTGCATCTGTATCTCAAACAGGGGGATTTGGACACTCCGTTGCATTATCACAATATGATGGTAATATATTAGTTGTTGGTGCACCTTTTTACAACACACTCGTTCCATTAAGTAGTGGTGGTGTTAATTTTAGAAGTATAAACGTTTCAGAAGGTAAAGTTTATATATATAAATGGAATGGTGTAAACTATATTTTACAACAAACTTTAAATTCACCTTCTGGAACTTTATCAACATCAATTACACCGTCACAGTCACAAAGTTTCTACTTTGGATACTCTCTGGGTATAACAGATATAGGTGATAAGATAATAGTAGGCGAGCCAGCAATAAGAAATATTTGGTATGTACCGGACCAATTACAAAATGGTCCTGGTTATTGGTCATCATCAGAGTTTCCGTATACAGGTAATGCACATGTTTATGATAATTTTACCGTTTTATCTGGTGGTACGACATGGACAAGTAACGTATCCATGACTTCTGTTATAGGAACAACTGGTATAGGTACATCATTGGATTTAAACCCTAACCATGTTAGATGGTTAGATGCACTTGGTAAGTCTGTAGATATAAATAGAAATGGAACCCGTATATTAGCTGGTGGTCCTGGAAGTTACGGTACGTCGAACGCAGCTCCACATTTCATGACTGGTCGAATATATACACTAGATTGGAACTCCATAGACGGTATATGGGAAGAAATGGGACAGATTTCTAAACATATAGTTGCACCTAAAGGACAAATGTTACTTGGAATGAATACACGTTTTGACGGTTCCGGTAGACGTATAGTTACTGGTTGTACAGGTTTTGTAGATCATATAAATTATGAAAAGGGTGACATTTTAGTATACGATTGGAACGGTGACCAATGGGTAAATTTTCCCGGGGAAAATGTTGAAATTATTGATCGGGCGTGGAATGCATCTGATTATTGGACAAATTGGCAATGGAGACTCGGTGAATCCATTTCTATAGACGGTGAAGGTGAAATAATATCTTTTGGTGTTTCTGAACATAAATATCCACACGGACTTACCGGTGGTGTCTTTAGACCAAACGCGTTTAATGTAGATAATGTAACCTATATAGGTGGTGCAACTACATCTACAGCTGGTTCTTCGTCTACAGTTACAACCGGTTCATCGAATATTTGGGTATACAATATTCAACAGTCCATGGTTGTTAAAGGTAATGTAACGGTAGGTGGATACGTTCAGGCAACTAGTATATCGATTGGTACCGAAGACGATTCGAGTACGAGTACAAAATCTTTATATTTTGGTGGTTCAAAATCAGATAATTCGTATGACCTTACAGTTATAGAAAATAGAGTATACGATAACGAAGAAAAAGCTGAATTATTAATATTTAAAGGTAATGATAATGCAGATCCGATCACGGGTGGTGGTACATTTGGTCCAGATAGAATACGTTTAAAAGGTGGTCAAATAGCATTTGATTTAAATGCTGGTTATGATAGAACACAAGAAGATATACGTGCTGTTATGCATAGAAACGCAGGTGGAGCTGGTATGTTAGGTATAAATGTATCTGCACCAACCGAAGTTATAGATGTGGATGGAAAAATTAAGTGTACACAGGGTTTTATAGGTAGAGGTACAGAAATAACAGGTATTGATTTAGATTATGTTGTACAAAAGACTATTTCAAAATTCAATAATCAAGCAGGTATAGCGACAAACCATATACAGTTAGGGGAATTTACAATAGGTAGTACAGTCGCATATCCAACAGTTGCATTAAGTGGTAATACAAGTAGTGGTTACACCGTAAATGCATCAAGAGATACTGCAAATGCGTATAAAGCCTTTAATGACAATACAAGTGATTATTGGGAAATAGGTACTAATACTGTATATAGTAACAGTAGTCTTGTTGTTCCTAGAGGTACATATTTAGGAACAACGGAAAAAGTTTCTGGGTATAAAGGTGAATGGATAGAACTTATACTACCAAATGAAATATTTGTTACTGAATTACAAATATATTGTAGCCATAGTTTATACTTACCTAGAAGATCATATACATTTGGTAGTAATGATGGTATAGAGTATTATCTTATACAAGATTCGGGTGATAAGGGATACAATTGGGGAACATATCCTGCTTACAACACTATTTTTACTAGAACACCTGATTTGATCAGTGAAACCCCATATAGTAGGATTTTAATTATTGCCGAATCCCTTAGTGGGGGTAATATAATGGAATGGAATGATATCAATATAATTGGTCAATCTGCTACATTAAACTTAAATATAAAACTTGATAATACAGGTAAAATAGGTATAGGAACTACAAATCCCGTCGAAAAATTACACGTGTATAGAAACACGTCTGGTGAATCTAATGTGCATATACAGGCGTATAGTGATACCACTGGTGATAGGGCAGCTTTATATTTAGGAACACCACATAGCAATGATCCAAACGCACAACCTAAATGCGCTATAATAGCAGATGCAGTTGGTTGGAGTCGCGCGGATTTACACTTTTGTGTTGAAACGACGGCAAACAATGGTACAGCTTATAGAGCGAGTACGTCTAATTCGAGAATGATGATAGATGGTTTGACGGGTTACGTAGGTATAGGAACATCGAACCCTCAACGTACTTTAGATGTAAATGGCGATTCGCGTTTTGATTCTGGGGTATTCTTAAACTGGAGTTCTCCCACTTTATATTTACAAGATACCGATCATAGGTCTTCTATGGTTCATTGTAACTCAGGTCAGTTTTATATTCTTAATGGAACAGGTACCAATTCTGTAAATTGGGCAAAAGTGAATGGTCGTTGGGCTCTACAGATTGATTTAGTCAATAATGATTTTGGTATAGGTGGTACAGCATATGCTATAGGTTATAATACTGTTTCAGATATTCGTATAAAAAAGGATATAGTTGATATAGATGATACGTCCGCTCTTGAAAAACTTCGACTTATTCAACCAAAAACGTATAAATATCGTAACGAAGAAGAAAGGGGTTCGGATACGGTTTATGGGTTCATCGCACAAGACGTTTCGAATGTTCTTCCATACGCAGTTAAATTAAAAGCTGATCCAGTTCCTACTATATTATCATCATCAAATGTTACAGCACTTACGGATACTTCAGTACAACTCACGTTGGATAAAACAATACCAGATGATATAAATTTAACAAATACGTCTAATATATTTATTACCGTTGATGGAGTCGGTGGTTACGCGTGCCCCGTTATTTCCACAACGGGTAATAATATTATAACTATAGAAAGAACAAGTGAATTAAGTAATATAACGAGTACATCAAATGCGTATATTTTTGGTGAATATGTTCAGGATTTTCATACTCTCGATAAAAATGCTATATTCACTATAGCTACTGCCGCTTTACAGGAAGTTGATAGACAATTACAGGCTGAAAAAACAAAGGTCGCAACGCTCGAAACACAAGTCGCCGATTTATTAGCACGTGTTACCGCACTCGAAAACAACTAATTATTTTTACCATTCTGGAAAAAGTCAGAATGGTAGAAAGTTTTTTTACTTTACTTTCGTGGAAGTGAATCCATTATCGCGAGGGCAATAACACCCGCAATAAAGAACAAAACAACGTAATTACACTCGGTATCCTCCTCACCAGTAGAAATTTTCCGTTTCTCCTGGACTGGGACTGATACTTCTCGCGAAGGTCTCGGTCTTTCAATAGGATCTTCGTCTAAAGGACAATACCCTATCATATACTATATTTTACAAATTAATTTCGACCGATTTTTTCTTTCGTCCACGTTTACCCTT